GACCCGTCAGACCACTGCTTCAGCGCCGCAGCGCCGTCCTTGATGGTCTGCGTCATCCGGACGCCGGAGGGCAGGAACGCCCGGAAGCCGTCGCCGATGACGTTGAAGAACATCCGAGCCGCGTCGGAAAGGTTGCGGAAGGCGACCGGAGCCGCAGCGCCGATCAGCTTGATGTAGTTGTCGAACGACGCGCTCTTCGTCCAGTTGTTGAACGCGGCGGCCACGCGGTTGATCTCCGGAGTGATCGCCTTCGCGACCGACTGGAGCTTGTCCAGGGCCCGAGCCGCGCCCTCGAAGACGTCGGTGACGCCCTTGAGTGTGAGGTCCCGGAAGCCCTGCCCGAAGTGCGCGAACGACTTGTTCAGCGCATCCTGCGACTTCAGGAAGTCCTTCTGCTGCGACGAGAGAGCCTTACCGGCCTTGGCCATCCCGTTGGTCGTATCTATCGCGTTCTTCACCGATAGCGCGTACGCGCCCAGTGAGACGCCCACCGCCGCAGACATCGCGGTGAACGAGCCCGCTACCTGAACCGCCTGGGCGGCCAGTGGGATCAGCGACGGGCCGACTGCGGCGACAGCAGCGCCGATGGCCTGCCAGCGCTTCGGGATCCCGTCCAGGAGCTTGGTGTGCGAGTTGAGGTCGTCGTTGAGGGTCGCCATCTGGGCCCTCAGGGTCGCGAGGTCACGCCGTGCTTGCGTGACCCCGTGACCTGAGTACCTGGAGATGATGGAGAAGCCAAGCGTCGCTACGGAAGCCATAGCTTAGCCCTCCTCTCCTGTCTCCGTGGGGTCTATCCGGATATCCACCAGTTCATCCTCTGTCAGAGGAAGCCACTCGGCCTCGTCGGCGTCGGGTTCATCGACGACGGCGCGACCTTGTTTCTTCAGGGATTCGTGCGGACGCGGGTAACGTTCCGGCTTCGGGATCGGCCCTCGCCTGTGCGTCTTGTCCGTGAAGTGCGCCTGCCCCAACAGGTAGGCGATCGACTGCAATTGCTCCTGGATGTTGGCCAGGACTTCTTGATTCCATTCCCCGTTGAGCGGTCCGTTAGCGCGCTCGAAAGCCATCCACTGGCTGTACTCGACGGAATCCATCGAGTTGAGCATCTCCTTGACGGACCGCCTCTGGGCAGCGGCGAGCCTGAACTTGAAGGCTAGTCGCTGGTCTCGTCGAAATCCTCGGTCAGCTCGTCGATGTCCTTGTCACTGAACCCGTTGATCTCCTGGCACTTGGCGAAGAGACGGTCCAGGGCCTTCGACGACTTGTTGCCCAGACGGGAAACGTCGCCGCTCTCGAAGACCCGGTCACCCTTGGCGTCGACCATGCAGCGGGCGACCAGGCGCGCGCGCAGGTTGGCGAGGTTGGGCTTCTGCTTCCCACCACGGGTGGTCACAGTCGACGCCTCGAAGGCGTCGCGCTCGGCGGCCGAGAGGACCTTCAGGCGGACGGCGGCCTTCTTGCCCCACTCGGGGACAGGCACGACCTCCACCTTGATGTCGTCGAAGTTCAGGATGCCGTCGCGATCCAGGAACTCGTACTCGGTCTCGTCGATGTTCTCGTTCTCGTTCATGTCAGACTCCTTGTTGCGCGGGTTACGGGTTTAAGGCAGGGACGGGAGCACCCGCGAACATCCCGTCCCTGCCAGCTTTTTGGCCTCGGTTAGTCGGCGCTCGCGATGTTGTCGGCCGCCCGTTCCAGGACGTCCTTCAGATCGCGCTCGATCTGATCTCCAGCGTGGGAGAACGTCGATATGAACCAGTCGTAACCGGGGTTGGAGAACCAGTGGTTCTTGTCACCGAACAGTGGGTGACGCCATCCTTTTGGCCTGTCAAGGCCACGGGGGATGACCCCCTCGCTCCGGGTCGGCATCGACGTCTGGACACGGACGCCGCCGGTGCCCTGTCTCTCGACATGGACGCCAGCAGCGACCTTGGCCCGAAGGCCTGTGTGACCAGCGTTGCGCGGGGTGGGGAGCCCAAGCACCCTGCCCCGCGCAACCTTTGCAAGATCCTCGGCGTCGTCCATGATGGCGTCGCGAAGGCGGCCTTGCATCTCGTCGTCCGCCCGGCCCAGGGCTGCAATGACGCGTTCCCACTCGGGGCCCGCGATGACATTGAAGCCCAGACCCGGGCCCGGCATCAGCTAGTCGCGCGGGCGATACCCGAGCGCTGCGCCGGGAAGGTCACGTCGGTGGTGGAGAGGTCACCGACGTCACCGGCCAGCGGGGTGTACTCCAGCAGGATGCAGGTCGCGGAGTACTCCGGGTTGGACACCGACTTGGCCGCCGACGTGGGGCGGACCTTGACGGTGAACTCGGACTCCAGGTCCCACAGCGGGTAGAGAACCGCGTCGACCTGGGAGGCCGCGAAGTCCTGCTGGAAGGTGACCTCGAACGAGTCGTCCTTCAGACCGTGCGCCCGCTCGCGGCCAGCGCCGGAGAAGTTGGTCGTGTCGATCTCATCCTTGGACAGGTTGACGGTGCAGGAGGACACGTGCGACGAGAAGTTCGTGCCGTTGACCTCGATGTAGCAGTCCCTGAGGACCAGCTTGGCCATAGCCAAGTCCTTTCGTTGTTAGAGGAGTTGGCTGAGGATCAGCCGACCTGGATGACGGCGTACTTGACGCCAGTCGCCCCAGGAGTGACGCCGTCGGCCACGTAGGCGTTGACCGTGGCGCGGCCGACGCCCGCGACAGCGGCGTCCTGGAACTCCTTGCGGAGCGGGATCCAGGCGGTGCCGGAGGTGGCCACGACGGTGATCGCCGGGTCGGGGTTCGCCTGCCCGTAGGAGGTGTTGCCCGGGACGACGATCTTGATGACGTGGTTCACCGAGTCGGTGTTGGCGACGTACAGGAAGGTGTTCTTCCCGTTGCCGACCTCGACAGTGTCGGAGACGGAGGCAGCGCCGGTCAGCGTGGGAGCCGTACCCGCGTCCACCAGGTTCTGGGTGGTGAGAGCAGCCATTGCTCAGGTGTTCCTTTCAGAGAACGGAGCCGTCGGTGTGAACGTCGACTCGGAGTATCGCGCCGATGACATCGATACGGGCGTCGCGATAACCGCCCCCGTATTCGTGAACGCCAGAGGCGAAGGCCTGGCAGTCCTCCAGGCCCAGGTCGGGCTTCTTGAAGATGGCCTCGCGGATACTCCTCGGACCGGCCGACTCCAGGAAGTCATCCAGCTCATCCTGAGAGTTCTCGGCGTCACCACGCTGCACGACGATGTAGAGGTTGAACCTCCACATATCGTCGCCGCGCGCCATCGCCCCGTCGAAGTCCGAACGATGAACGTCCAGGCAGACGGCGGGAGTTTGGATCAGGTCCGGGATATACGTGAAGAAGTTGACCTCTTCCGAGGTGATGTGCTCCTCCAGCGTGTCCACGAGGGCCTTCTTGATTCTCGCGAGTGATGACATGTCAGCCTGCCGGTATCCGTCGGCGACAGTAGCGCGCCAGCTTCCCCGCAGCGATGCGGTTGTCCCTGACGTGGTAGATGTTGCCGAACTGGTCCATGCCAGCAGTGCCGAACGGGGCGTCCTTGAGCTGGAAGGTCTCGGCGGCGATGATGACCGCCGCCTGCCTCACAGGCTCGGGTACCGCCGACCAGCCCCACTTGGCCGTGACTCGGACGATGTTCCTGCGACGGAGGTGAGTCGGGAAGTACCCCGCCACGAGATTGATCTCGTAGTAGGGCCACCCGGTCTGACCGTCGACAGCACCGTTGCTTGGGTACAGCTCGTAGTCCGAGGAGGGCACCACGGTCGAGAACGTCCCGTCGCCGTTGGTGTCGACCTCGACCACGAGGCCGGTCGTCGACCAGAAGTCGTCGACCGGACAGCGAGTTCGAGAAGCCGGAGCGAAGACTCTCGCACTGGCCGTCTCTGTCCGCTGGAACTGCCGGTTGCAGTGCTTCTCGATCTCGCCGGACGCCGAGTTGATGGCGTCCATGAGGTTCTCGTCCTGCTCGATCTTCTCCGGCTTGAACTTGAGATAGTCCTTCAGCCGGGCGAGATCGACGTAGGGAGCGCCCAGTGCCATGATTCCTCCTTCGAGAAGAGGGGCCCACCCGCAGTGGACCCCTCAACTACGGGCTGGATCAGGCGTTGTCGCCCTTGATCAGACGGCGGAACGCGTCCGGGATCAGGATCTTCGAGTTGTTCATCCAGTACGTGTAGACGCCACGCTGGCCGGTCGGGCGACCGGTGGTGGGGTCGAGCACGGTCGGGACCATCTCGACGGACATGCCGATCCGGTCGACGATCAGGAACTGCTTGAAGTCGCCGAAGATGGCGAGAGCAGCCGCAGAGCCGAAGCCGTCCGCGTCGGCCAGGGCCGAGGTGACCGACGGCATGCCGGTCGCGCGGTAGGTCGGGTAGTCGAGCAGACGGCGCGGGGTGGCGTCCGTGATGTGGTCGACGAACAGGTTGTTCAGCGAGCCACCGGTCGCACCGGTACCGTCCGTCGCGAACTGACGGACCTTGTTGTAGAACGACTTGTGGGCGAGCCAGGAGGCGTTGCCCTCCCAGCGAGCGTCCAGAGCCTCTTCGACGTTGTACAGGTCGATGGCGCGGAAGCCGTCGGAGATGTCAGCCAGCTCGACGTCGGACGCGCCGACGGCGGTGGTGCCGGGCAGTGAGCCGTTGATGCCGCCGGGGGCGGTGCCGGAGCCGTTGCCGGAGATGAAGGAGTTCTCCTCCGCGCCCTTGGCGTCCACGAGCATCCGGGTGATCTCCGAGCGGAGCGCGCTCCAGCTCAGGTCGATCTCGATGGAGAAGACCGTGTAGCCCTGGACTCGGTTGGTCCGCAGGGTGGGCTGACCGAGGGTGAAGTTGGCCGCCGGGGCGACGTCCTGCTCAGCGCCACGGGAGACCGTGGTACCGGCGGAGGTCACGCCCTGCCACTCCTTGCCGACGATGGTCTCGACCCGCGCGAGTTCACGGATCGGGTTGACCACACCGGCCGAGGTCAGCATGACCGTCGGGTCGAGCTGGAACGGGACCGCGTAGCCGCCGCCCGTGTCCGCGCCGCCGACGCCGAGGTGCTGGGCCGCCCGGACGAGGGCCTGACGCTCCTCGGCGGAGCAGAAGATGTCCGTGCCGTGGCGGAGCAGCTTGGTGAAGCCGCGCTCGTACTCCGAGGAGCCGGTGAGCAGCATGCGCTTCGCCAGCTCGCGGTTCTCGGTGTCGACGTTGAGGAGCAGCTCCTCGGCGCGCTCCTGGGCGGCCTCCCGGTTGCGGACACCGTACTCGGCGCGCTCGATGGCGCGACGGGCGTTGTCGGTGACCTTCTCCAGGTAGTCGTCGCCCGAGTAGGCCATCTTGCGCATCTCGTCGAGGTCGAAGACCTCTTCGTTACTGCGAGACTTGATGACGTTGGGGGCGTCGACGTTGGCCCTCTTCTCGCCCAGTTCGGCGACGACGGCCTGGCGGGCCTCGGCCTTGGCGATGTCGGCCTTCAGGGTACCCAGCTCGGTGGAGAGGGAGTCCCACTCGCTCTGGCGCTCTTCGGTGAGGGCGGCGTCTCCGGCCTCGGTGTGGATACCGCGCAGCTCGTCCTGGACCTGGGCCAGGCGGGCGCGCATCTCTTCGAGAGTCTTCATGACTCAGATGTTCCTTTCGGTGTCGAGCAGGGCAAGAGCCCGCTCTCGTGCGTTCTTTGTCATGCCAGTCGAGGTGCCCGCCTGGGCGGCGTCGTCCTGGTCTTCGCTGCGAGGAGTCTCGTCGTCCGATCCCACTGCCGGGGCCTCGGAGCTGTCGTCCTCGCTCTTCTTCTCGTCGAAGGGGGGCTTCTTGCCGTCCCCTCCGGAAGTCTTCTTCTTGGGGTGATCCTTCATCTTGTGGTCACCCTTGACCTTGTCGCAGGAGCAGGCCTTGTCGCCGTCGGCGTCGCCCTTGGCGTCGGCCTTGCCCTTCTTGACGAACGGGTTCTCGCCACGGGTGACCATCTCGATGATCTCGTCAGCGGTGTACCCGGAGTCGGCGAGGAGTGCGGCAACGCGGGCGACTTCGCCCTCGGCACCTTCCTGCTCGCGCAGCTCGTCGAGGATCTCAGCGTCGCTCGCCTCGAAGCCAGCGGTCAGGTCTTCGATCGCGCGCTTGCGCTGGTCGTCGGTCATGCTCCGTACTCCTACGGTGGTCTGGGCGTATGCGGGCGTCGTCACCGGACCGGCCTCTCGGAGCTTGATCTCCTTGATGGTCCGGCGGAGGGGCTTGTCGCCCTTCTTGGCGTTGTAGAGCTTGTCCATCAGCTCGTTGCGATCGGTGATGGGGTTGCCCTTGTCGTCCGTCCAGGAGTCGCGAACGACCCGGAACTTGAAGGACCCT